CAAATTTTACTTCATACTCTCTTCGAGTTCTTTGTAGCTGATTCCACTTGTCAGTCCCGGAGACTCTTCGCTATCCGTTCCTTTGAAATGCGCTCCAACAACACTAGGATGCAAATACTCAATCATTGCAAAATTAGCAGCATCAATGAGCCATTCTGTATTTCCTGTCTCTAAATACTTTTTGACTCTTGGATAAATTTCCTTTACAGCTTGAGCCAAGTCTGGATATGTCTGATTCATCCAACCATATTTATAATGAGATACCAAAATACGATTCTGCATCTTTTTAACAAAATCATTATCCCAATCTCGCTCTAAAATCTGTTGTGTAGTATCCATATTTCATCCTTTGTTTAGTTATCGCTCAGATGAACTACTCGATCTCGAATCTCTTGCGTCCGCCCCTGATTCCAAAACTGAGTCCCAATAAATCCGCAGGTACGTCGTGCAACATTCAGTTTATTCTGGTCTCGATTACCACAATTTGGGCATTCCCAAACAAGCTTACCATTGTCCTCGACAATCTTAATCTCGCCGTCATAACCACAAACCTGACAATAATCAGACTTGATGTTCAGCTCTGCATAGATAATAGTGTCGTAGATGTATTTGATGACACTCATCACAGCAGGAATGTTGTTGGTCATATTAGGGCACTCGATATACGAGATGGCTCCGCCGGGAGACAGCTGCTGGAACTCAGACTCAAACTTCAGCTTCTTGAATGCATCAATATGCTCACGAACCACGACATGATAGCTATTGGTGATGTAATCATGGTCGGTTACATCTGGAATGATGCCAAACCGCTTTTGCAGGCACTTGGCGAACTTGTATGTGGTGGATTCCAGCGGAGTGCCGTAGAGACTGTAATCAATATTTTCTGCTGCCTTCCACTCACTGCACTTGTCGTTCATATGTTGCATAATCTCAAGAGCAAAAGGTTTTGCCTTATCATCAGTATGGCTCTTACCGGTCATATACTTTACACATTCATACAGACCTGCGTAACCTAAACTGATGGTTGCATATCCGTCAAACAGCAATTTATCAATCTTCTCGCCCTTCTTCAAACGTGCGATTGCACCATGCTGAAAATGAATTGGACTAACATCAGAAGGCGTACCCATCAATCGCTTATACCGAATCTGAAGTGCTCGATGGCACAGTTCAAGACGCTCATCAAAAATTTTCCAAAACTCAGAAATATAGAGCTACAAGCAACATCTACCAGATTGATGGTGACAACACCGGCATTAAAGCGACCATAATACTTGTGGCCCTTCTCCCAATTCATGGCACCAGAAATATTCTCGGTGGTTCGATCAGGAGTCAGGAAGCTGCGACATCCCATACAGGGGTAGCAAGCACCTTTGTACTCAAACATCTTCTTCTCAGAAATGTAGTCAGGTACGAATCTCTTGGCAGTACATTTAGCTGCCAGTTCAGTCAGATAGTAATACTTAGAATTATCTCGAATGTTGTCTTCTTCCAGCACATAAATCAATTTTGGGAAAGCCGGAGTAATCCATGCACCAGTTTCATTTTTCACACCTTTAATGCGCTGACGAAGAACTTCTTCAATGATAATTGCAAGGTCATCACGGGTCTGGCCTTCAGGAACTTCATCTAGGTACATAAAAATGGTAATAAAAGGAGCCTGCCCGTTTGTGGTCATCAAAGTAATGACCTGAT